AAAATAACAAATAAATGCCTATAAAACAAACTCTTACAAAATAAGTGGTAAGTATCGTGGTAAGTTTAACTACAAAATTTTTTTACCCATCTGTTTTATGATAGCACGAACAAGGCTTTCGCTAACTTTGAAGTGCTCAGATATATTTGTATAACGCTCCATCTTTGGGGCGTTACTTTTTTGAAATGCTTCATAAATCTCAAGGTCACGAAATATTTCACACGCAACCCTACCTCCGTGCTTGTATATCAAACGAAGGTCGTTCTCCATAGGTTTTAATTTTTCGTATACATTCATAGTTATTCCCATTTATTAAGTTCGCACCCTTTTTCATCTTGTCGTAGCAAGGTTGATAGCGGACACCCGCACGCTTTGCACTTCATACCCTTAACCTCTTTAAGAGTGTAATCTTCCATTAGCTGTTGGTATGTACCCTTCTTAGCCATAGGACAACCAGCACATATCTTCGCTCGTTCCTTTGCCTTTGCTTCCATTTCAGGGTTGGGGAATATATAGTTCTCCCAACCCTTTAATATTGCTTTTAGTTTAATCATATACTTGCTGACCTCCTTGCAAACTCGTTATCGCTAATTCGTAGGGCACTCTCTGTTAGCCCCGTAGTTGTGCCTAATGTAGCACCCTCGTACGCCCCTTGCATTGCGCCCTCAAGGCTACCCACGCGCGCACCCTCGTACGCTCCTGCTTGTGCTCCTTGCTGTGTGCCCTGCATTGCACCCTCTCTAATAGCATTCATCATTTTATCAAAATCAATCTTTAATTCCTTTATCTCAGTTTGTACAGGGGTAGGCTGCTTAATCACGCCCCCTGCTGCCATATACACGGGGTTATAACTACCATAACCAGCACTCTTATTAATAGCCTCCAATACTGGGAAGTACATAGCCGTTGCGCGTTTGTTTATGATATACTCCCCTCCTTCAGCCTCAAAGCCTCCACGACCTGCAACTGTAAAAGGAACTCCTCCTGATGCGTGGCTTTTACCTACTATCAGACCACCGGCCTCGTATTTGTCAGTCTCTGTATCCACTATCTTTTGTACATTCATCATACCCGATGCTACCGCTGCTGCCGCCGCTGCTGCACCCAACGCTGGACCTACAATAGGAATGCCCACCATTGACGAATATGCCTTTTGCGCTGCCATATATGTATTAATAGTAGTTTCAGCCACCGCTGCTGCCTTGCTCAATGCAGTATGCTCGCCAAACAATCCTTTCATTTGCCCCAATACCGATTGAAAAGCCTGAAGTTTTGCCATCTCTACGCTCTCATCTATTGCCTTTTTCTTTTTAGCATAATTAAGCCTTATAGTAGTTAAAGCCTTTTCGTACTGCTCATCACTCAACTGCCCCGCCTGGTGCTGCTCATCGGCTTTCTCAAGTGCGAGTGCGTTCTCATTCTCAAGTTGTGCATATTTAATCTCCCATTCGCTCGCATTCTCAGCCTCCAAACGAGCGATGCGTTCCTGAAAATCCAAATCAGCATTTAATTTTCTTTGTTCTTTATCTAATTCGTTCGCTCGTTTCTTCAAATCTCTGCTTTGAGTGTCGTGCTCCTCCTGAAGCGTATACAATCTATTTTGATGCTCCTCCTCTGCATTATAGTCCCATTCATTAGCATCTTGCTTCAGTTTCTTCTCCTTCTCCAACGCCTCTACCTTCTTTTGATAGATAGCATCTTGTCGTACTTGTTCCTGTGCGATAAGTTCAGCAGTTAGGCGTGTTTCACTGTTAATCTTAGTTTTATTTTGCGCCTCGTACTGCTCCGCCTCTTTCTGTACCGCCTCGACACTTAGTTCAGCCTTAATTTTTAGAAAATCCCTCTCAATCTCTTTCTTCTGCTTCTCATAGTCCCTTTGCTTTATTAGCCCCTTAGTCTTTTCAGTCTCTAATATAGCAAGGCGGTCTCTCATACCCTTTTCCTCAATATCGAGGCGCTCCTGCATCGACTTTGCTACCGCTGAATTAGTTTTTACATAATCCTCTATCGCCTCCTTTTGCCACTTCAATTCCTCCTCTAACCTCTTACGGGCTTTATCTAACGCCTCCTTATTCTTTGCCTCTCTGTCCTTATTTATAGAGTTAAGTACCTTTGTTTGCGCTATTTCGCTCTGTATTTGCTCTGCCTTTGCTTTGTTGTTTTCTGCCTTTTTTCTCTCCAAATCAGCGCGCTCAGCATCGCTCGTATCATTGCTTTGTTGCTGCAGTTCCATTCGCTCTATCTCCAAGTTATTGCGATCTGTTACTAACTTGTTAATCTGCTTCTGTATCTCAATACTCTTCTTAGCAGCAGCCTCCCTCTCACTAATCGTTTTGCTTGTGTCCCTTGCTATCTGATTTTGCTCTGCAAACTCCAACTTCAAAGCCTCTGATTGCTTAACAAAATCAGCCTCCGAACTCGCTAACTTTACACCTATCTCTTCAATCCGTTGCCCCCGTTTGATAGCCTCGTCCATAGTAGCCTTAATGTTGCCTGCTATGTTCTTCATCTCGCCTCCTAATTCGCTAAATTTTCCATTAGCATCTGATGCAGCCTTGCCCATCTCTTTGGCTTTATTAACCAAATCTTGTGTTGGTTTCTTAACCTCTTCCCACGCTCCTTCAAAATCTCCCGTTATTACCTTGCTAAGTCCTTTCACTACCCCTATTACTTGCTTTAAAGGCGTTATTAAGAAAGTGCCGATAAGTTCCCCCGCTTTCTCGATAGGTTGCCACGCCGCTTGAAATGCTCCTACCATCACTTTTCCTACATTCTGCACCACCCCCCAGAGCGTTTGAAAAAGTACCTTCAGAGGCGTTAGTACCTTATTCACCTTGTCAATGCCTTCCTGTGTGCTGGTGAAGTACGCAATCAAAGAGCCTAACGCTACCACCAACGCCCCTATACCCGTACTTATAACCGCCCCTCTTAGTATTTTCATAGCCAGCGAAGTCTTGCTTGTAGCAACAGCAGCAGCATTCATTGCTGGTGCTGCTAATCTTCCTGTTTGTACAAAATTCACAAACGGATTAGCAAGTGCTATTATCTGTACCTTCATTGTGTTAAAGTTATTAATAACGCTATTCATTGAGGTTCCGAATGCTTGATTATCCCCAATAGCATCTAATATCGCCTGCCTGTAGTTCCCTACATCTACCTGATTGTTGCCAATGCTCTTTTGCAACTCCTTATACTTCTTATCCTGCTTCTGAATGATCTCTAACAGTTTGCCTCCTACATTAGCTTTTTCACGCTCCTCCTCGCTCAATTGCTGGTATATTAGTTTATTCTGTGATAGAGCTGCGCTCAACTCTTTTATAGAGCCCTTCATCGTCTCATTCTGTTTCATCTTTGTAGCCTCTGTGCTGATGTGGTTTTTTACCAGCGTATCATATACTCGCAACTCATCACGGTTCACTTTCTGAATAGCTGTCAATTCCGATACCTTGCGTGTGTACTCCTGCACCGATATGTCCCCTTTATCAAACTGCCCTTTCAGTTCTTTCAGTTCACCACCAATCTCCATCAGCTTTTGTCTCACCTCTGCACTCTTACCAATCAGCGCGTCTACATCAATATCTACCTGTGCTATATTTATTCTTTCCATATCGTTATTATTTCTAATTATCTAATCTTAATCATCTCTACCTCTGCCATACCTTCCGTTTTATATTTTATCTTATTAGGCATAAAGTAACTCCCTAACTGCTGTACGTATATCCTACTGAAGAATGAAAACTCCATTACATCAATCTCATTCAAGTTCATTTCTACCGTTACGCAGTACATTCGCTCCACTACTCTCGGCAAATCCTTGTAGTAAGTCTTTAGCAAGTTATCCCACCTGAAAGGCTCAAAGTTAGGCACAAAATATCGTTCCACACCACCGCCTTCTTCCTTTGCGCTCAAAGAAAAAGTTACTTCATTTTTTACCTCCTTAGTAGCGTACACGTGCCATCGTCCTGTCTTCTCCTTATACTCCGTTTCAGTTGTCCCGTCCTCTTTCTTTTTTACCTCCTTAGTGAAAAACTCCATCACATCCATTCCGTTCTCTTTGTCATTCAGAGGACTAAAAAACTTACTGCTAAAATCTTTTCTATCATCAAGTACCTTGTCGTCAAAGTGTATTACCCCATCATTATCCCTTTGCTTATAAGCGTTCTCCTCATCGTATTTCTTATATAGAAAATTATTCTTCTGCCCGTAGTTCGCACTATGATACTTCACCTCCTTCACTCTTACGAATTTGCTACTCCAATCTATCACAGGGGCATTCACCCTTTCCGATAAGGTGAAGAAGTCATACACCCCTGTTTGCCTATCTCTGATGGGCGTCAAAGAGAATAATTTAAATACCTCCTTAAATAAGTCTGTCAAAGCAAAATCCGACACAAGCACTGACAAATTGTCATTCCCTTTTATCTTTTCGATAGTAAAAGTAAGGTCTGTAACTTCAGTTTTTCGTTTTTCTGGAGTTGATAATACTATATATACCTCTTCTCCTTTATCAATGTAAACTGTTTTGCTATATGTAAGATTATCTATGCTACTACCTAATAAATAACAATAATCAGCAACCTCATTTTTAGTACCATATATCCCATACATTAAATATTCATCAGAATATATTTTCTTAAAATTAAAAGTTACCTTATAATAACCTCTTTCTTTTATCCTGTAAGGATGATAATTTTGCGGAAGTGATTTTAAATCAGATAAATGAAAAGCAGCCATAGTATACTCCTTCTTAGTATTATCATATAAGAAAGCATAATAACTATCACCAATCACAGGCATCGGTTCTGTATCATAAGGATAGTGATTACTTTTAACTTTAAATATCTCTCCTTCAATATCATCATTATATTTTATATTAGAAGAAGCAATATAAGCATTCTTCCAATCAAATGTATTAAACGTTGCGCCCCTAAACCTAAAACCACTATCCTGCTGCACCAACCTAAACACCCTATCCAAACTGATAGAGAGAGGCGTATTATCAAACCTATATACTTGTAATACCCCGTTGTCGTTCCTCTTTTCAGCATCATCACCATAATTTCCTACCAAGTATATAAGTTCCCTTGTGCCTACGTTGTCCTCTGTGTGCGCTCTTACTATCTTATCCAATGACCGCTCAGCACTCCCATCAATAAGCCTATTCACCCCCTTAATATCCCTATTCATAAGGTATTGGTACAACTCCCTGCCGCTGTCTTTAAACTCAAATATATAAGCATCATCACGTACTCCTATCAAGTACCCATTGCCACTACCGACAATCAGCACCCCATTTACGTAATAATCTACCCTATATACCTTATAAGCCCCCTTATTATCACCTTCAGACATTTCTGCGAAGTCAAATATAAGACAATTGGCAGCCGTTACCGGCAAATATACCGTTTCAGAGTAGCCTACCTCACGCGTTTCAAAGTTAAACATATCATTCACCTGCAACGTATAAGCAAACCCCTTATCGCCCATCTCGGCCCTATTACCATCAATATATAATTCAGTCATAACCTATAATTCTCGTATTGTTCTCTCTGGCTCAAATTCTATCGTTACCCCAAAAGGGTATAACAATTGTTTGTTTATATCAAACCTTTGCGTTCCTTCTACTACAATCACTCTTTCAAATAGTTCAGCATTCAAATCATTGTTGTCTCCAACTGTTTTTTCGCCCCTATATACATACACCTCACTGCTATATAAAAGGCTTTGCAGTTCGTCTAATTCATTCTCCATAACCGCTACTTCACTCTTCAGCGTCCAACGCTTCACTGCTGTACTCCCCAGCGAATGTAATAGCGAAAATCTATCACCAATGCCTATACGTGTGCCTTTTATCGTTTGTCCCAGTTGCTTCGTCTTCACCTCCTCTGTATATTCATTCGAAAAGAGCCAATAACTAAATGTGCCTGCTGCATTCCTCCACACAACAAACACCCCACACTGGTCAATCACCCTATCCACCTTCTTATATTCATATCGAGGTATCCCTTTGTAATCCACAGCTCCCTTATTAGTAACCTCTAATACTACATCGTCCTGTGGGTAACCTCTGAAGTAAGTAGTATATACACCACTTGCCCTATTAAAGTCTTTGCAGACCCGTGTGTTATTATACCATTTATCAGCAACTAAAATACTTGAGAAAGTAGAAGGAAAAATTCTAAACTCGTTCTTTATCGCCTTTACGCCTTTCGTAATCTCAAATTCTTTTATCTCATTACCGTCCTTATATGTAGCCTGCAACTCTACCTCTATCGGTATGCTTGTTGCTCTTATCTGATAACCACTCGCTTCTGTGTATGAGAAGAAGGCGGTTTTAAATACCGCTCCAAAATCCACATTCACCACACTCTCATTTTCTCTGTATAGGTAATGCTTCTTTATCTCTACCGTCTTTTTCCCTATAGTCCCGTCTATCATCTTCACAAAAGACGCTCTAATGATAAATATCCCATTATGCTTAAGTTTATCCTTATCAGCATCTTCTAATCTAATTCGCAAAGGAACCCCACTAAATCCTCCCCAGTAGTCTGTAGTTAAAAAATCCATCTTAAAAACGTTTTAAAAAGTTAATAATCTCACTCGTAAAAGCCCCTATATAGCCATCGCCCACCTTATTGATTATGTCTTGTACCCTTTCACCTGTTATCACCTCGTCAATAAATGCAGGCTTCTCCTCATTGCGGCTTCTCTTCGTGCCCTCTCTTGCTATCTTCTTAGCAATCGCCCACGCCAATCCTGATACTTTCATTTTCTTCTCTATCGGCTGAATGCCCCTCGCTCTTATCCATTGCTCAATTGCAGCAATAGGCGGCAAGTTCCCAGCTTTGCGCCCGTGCTGCATATAGTACGTATATCCCTCACCTGAAATCGTACCCTTCAGCAATCCTGCCGCCTCATCAGTTTGCACCTGCAACGATTGCCCCCACGCACCACTGGCTTTCATTCCTAATTCCTCATATCTGCGTATTAGGTCATCTTTCAGAGCCTCCAACTCCTTATGCAATATCTCAATAGGCTGTTTCATCTTTTATTCGCTTATCGCTACCTGATAATTAACGATTACTCCATCGAAATTATTATCATACAAGTTAATAACCTCTATCATTCGCCAGCCCTCAATTGTGTAATCTCCACAAAGAGTATTCGCAATCTTCATAACCTCCTCTTTGCAAGGCTTAATATATTGCTCATATTTGCTCTCTGATTGATTGTTATCACTTTGCGCGTTATACACTCTATCGAAATCAGAGTGCTTCAAAAGCATAAAACGACCGTTATAAGTGCGTTTCGTTGGCACAATGTATTCATTGAATGTTACACTTTCTTCGATAGGGTCAAGGAAAAAGTAATATTCCTTATCAGCTTCTGTTTCCAAGTTGTGGAAGTCCGAACGCCCATAATCAAAGTGCCAGCCGTTATTGTTTGCTATCTGTTGTAATGCCTCTTTCATATCCTATTTATTTGCCATTAACTTCTGAAATCTATTCTGTATGTTTGTTTGCTTAGCCCTATACCATAAGATATAATGCGCATCCAAGTAATTGAGCCCCTCAATATCGTTGTATCTAAGAATATCACCGCCAGCAAGGCTATCAATCATCGGCAAATCGCCAAACATCTCTAATTCCTTAACACCTGCTTCTTGTAGCCTACCATCATACTCTGTAGGGGCTACCTTCCAATGATGTTGCTCTAACTTCATCACCCTATCTACTTCATTAGTGATAAACCTCATACAACGATAGAATTGAGTTACCTCCATTCGCATTATATCGCGTGTCTTGCATTTGTACATAATCTCAAAGGCTCTTAATAAGTCCTCGGTTGTTTCTCTCATCACCAAACGTTTAATGCTATTCACCTCGCCAAAGGTCAATTCTGTAATGCTTTCTTTCACCCCGTGTATGTGTTTCTTAAACCAGTGCCTACGTGTGTAGTTAGATAGAGGTTTTAAGACTTTCAGAGCGGGCAATAATTCCTTTTGTTGCTCTTCAGATAATTGTATAAAGTCGTATAGTGTCATCTTCTGAATATAGGTTTAAATGTTTTTCTCGGCTTCAAATCAAAATACTCTCTCATTAGCAGCATATCCCTATAATCGGGGCTTCGTCCTATTGCTTGTTTAACAGTATCTTTGTTTATTACAGACAATTTTTGCCCGTCTTTATTATCACTTTTGATTTGCTCCAATTCTTCAGTAATCATCTCCTTAGTGCGTTCTGATAGTTCAGCACTAATGTATATGCCATTACTATTGATACGCTCGGCTATTCTGTATAAGCATTGCGTTTGTAAGTTCTTGTAATTAGTAGGTTGCCCATTCTCTTCAAGTGGTGTGCTGTTATTCTTAAAGCCTACGATGCCCGTATTATCTACCACACCGCCTCCTACACCGTCCTCATCAGCAATGCAATTCCCTTTCGAAATGTTATATTTCATTCGTAACGTATTAATGAGTGCTTGTATCTCTGTGGTTGCTGAAGTAGCCATTGTGTGTATCTCTATCAGTTCCCATCCTCTCCAAACACCTATAACACACAAATCCGAACCAAAGCGGGCAATATCGGCTGTTAGGTACATAGTGCTATCTTGTGCTATTTGGTCGTTGCCAAATACTGCTAATATCTTATCGTAATCACATAACGCATTCGGATCATCATCATACTCCCATAGCCCGTGCAATAGCCGTTGCTTCTCTGCACCTCTCAATGTATTCTCCAAGTTCTGAATGTATTCCTTTGGTAGCATTTTATTATCATAAGGCAATGCTTGAATAAACGCTCGCCTCTTATCGAGTGTGCCCTCCTTGTAGGGGTTGTAAAATTCCTTATATAAGAAATTCTTAGAAGGGTTAGCCGTTATCAGCAATTTGCCTTTCAAATTGTACTCTCTATTTTTCCACCGCCCTATTGATATTTTGAGGTTCGAATAACTATCATAATCGAACTCCCCGCCCTCTTCTATCCAACCGCGTGTAAATTGCATTGAGCCTAATCGCTGATATTGTGGGTCGCTTGGTAAATACTTACAATCTAACAGCAATACCCGTGAACCATTATGCAATTCAAAGTAGTTATCCTGCCCATTATACTTATACGCATCTTGCGGTATACCCCACCCATTCAGCACCTCGTGAATGCTCGGTATGGTGAACCGTCTCAAATCATTAAGTTGCTTCCGTGCTATAAAGTATTGAGTACCAGCATACATCAGAGCATCGGCAAATATCAATGAGCACCCTATAAATGATTTACCACCTCCTTTTGCGCCTCCATATAGCACCTCATCAATATCATCATTAGCCCACGCTTTGCCGCATTCCTTCTGTTTATCATTGCCATTGCTGTTAAACTCAAGTACTACATTCTTCATTTACTTAATTATTATCCCCGTTACTTGAAAAGGCTGCAAATCTTTGCCGTCCTTCCCTGTTACCTCCTGCTTAACCGGTGCGTCCCATCCCTCCATTTTAGATAGTTGTGCAATCGCTGAAATACGCTCTCTATATGAAGGAATAAATTTCTCCCCATCAATTCTCATTCCTTTACCTCTTGCTATATCAGCGAGTATCTTCAGAGCGTCCATTTTTGCAAATAAGTCTTTTTTACGCTCTTCTACCTCTGCGCTTATCAATTGCTTTGATACCTCCTCATTAATCGTTTTTTGCCACTCTTTAAATTCTTTTTGGGCTTGTTTCCAGTCCTTACTGAATGTTTTTTCTGTTTTACTGAACTTTGCTGAATATTTACTGAACATTTCCCCAAAGGACAAGAGAGGAGACTTTTTGAGTTCCTCTAACATCCATTGTTGTCTATTTTTTGGGGTGTTATTCATATTTCTGAATAAGGTTTTTTGATTGTTTCACAAAGTTTTTTCATTTCCTTACATAAAGGATATAGATATTTTATTTTACCTTTTGTAACATATTCAGTTGCGTTCTTGTCTAAATTTTTCAGTATAAAATCTTTTCTTGATATTCCTTTCAATCCTCCTTTTTGCTTTATAATATCTGAAATCCTACGTCCGTGAATACGCTTGCCATTTATGATCCAACTGCTATCAGTTTTATTTTCATAAACCTTTCCTACAAAGTACCAGTTAGTAGCCTGATATATTATTCCTTTGTGTGATTGGTCAATATCAGCATAAGAGACTATCATTTTGCACAAAGGGACGTCTTTTTTTACTTTCTTAATTGCTTTTGCTAATACTTGTGATGTAGTTTCTTGCTTACCATTAAGCGCCATTCTTACAAGTTCTATGATTTGCCCTTGCTTTAGATTATATTCTGATCCAATATTATTATTACTTCCTGTCCCAAATACTACACAACCACACCATTCGTTATTATCATTAAATACTGAATAAGCAAATGTATTCACTGGTACTGATTTTGCATAGTGAAAATTCAAACAACTATATTTTATCGCTTTATTGCTTGCTAATTCTAATCTCATAATTCACCACAACTTACAGAAAAGTAAGCCCCTTTATATTTTCTATCAATTAATTCTGTAATATCAGCTTCTGCCTTTTGCAATTGTTCTGCATTTTCAAAAGTTATTTTTATAATTGCAGGTTTGTTTCTTGAATCGTCTATTAGTTCATTTTCATTAAAACTATCTTCTGAATAGTTTATATCCTTTTCTTCAATCTCAACCCCCAAATCTTCTAATTCAAAACCATACTCATCTGCTATTGCTTCTACATCTTCAAGGTCTATATTATAGTTTTGATGCGCGGTAGTGTTTGCTAATATTTGTGCCTTGTAGTAGGTATCTGTATCGTCCTCTATATCATTGCGAACAATTACAGGATACTCATTATCTGCAAGAGTTATTTCCTTTGGTACTAATCCCTTTTCGTCAAACTTCTCCTTTCGTGCGTGTCCTGAAATGATTGTCCCCTGTTTGGTTACTGATATACTCTCAATCACTCCTACCTCATCGATAGAGGAACTAAGTAGTTCCATACCTTTTTCTGTGTGCTTGTTTGTGTTTCTCTTACTTGGTTTTATACGTATCATTTAGATATATAATTTAACAGTGTTTTTTGTATATAATTTTATTAAATTATTGTATTTTGCTATTTCTGTATTTGATTTTCTACTACTTTCTGAAACTCCTCAAAGGTGTAGCATACGGCGTAGGTATGCCCAAGTGCGATGACTTTCTTCTGAAAATCCTTTTGATTTTGCGTTTGATGATTGCCTTTTACTTTCATCTCGATATAAAGGCTTTTGCCTTGTGTCAGGAGTACTACCAAGTCGGCTACCCCTGCCAGTACGCCCTCTGCTTTGAGGCGTTGTGCTTCACGAACGTTGCGACAGCCTCCATTAGGAACAGCGTATATAACGAGGTGTGGGTATTGGTATCTGAACCAGCGCACGCAGGCTGTTTGGAGGGTGCTTTCTTGGTGTTTCATAGGTGTATGATTTATTACATTACAATTTCGGCTGCAAAGATACGAAAAACTTTAAACTATTCCTACACTTTTTTGATATAATTATTTGTGTACCAGCATTTTGCATAGTCGTTTTACATAGTCATTTTGACGGGGCAAAACGGCTGTTAATATGAAAGCCGTTAGTGTGATACTAACGGCTTCCTGTTAAATGATTGTATGTTACTTCTACGCTTCTAAGTTCTCAATATTACGAAGTTTATCTAAATAAAAGGCTCTGATATTCTGATAATCTTCCTCAGTAAATTTGTTATCTCTGAGCCTCATTCGCTTGTGAGTAGCAGCTGATGTACTCTTCTGAATTGCTCTTGCTACCTTGCTATCGGATAGTTCTAATTGCTGAATGATATACATTACTTTGTCGTGTGGTGTCATTGTCATAGTTATTGTTGTTGTTTTGCTAAGTTATTAATATACCATTGCCACGCTTCATCTAAGAATTGCGTTTCGGATATTTCTGGAGATAAGATACCTCCTGTTTGCTGTATATTATTTTGCAGTACTACCAATCTGAATTGCTCATTATCATTGTAGTTGTATAACTTCTGTGGCTTGCTTTGTAATTCATTATTGAGAATTACCTGCTGTGTGCGCTCTCTAATTATCAATACCAATGATAAGTAGTGAGGTGAATAGATGTAATGAAATCCGCTTGGCATTTGTGAAGGTTCTGCTGCCAGTAAAAATTTAGGCATTTTTAATTCAAAAAGTTTGCTGTTATCCATATTATTTTGTATGTTTGCCCCTCATTTCTAAGGGTGTTAAATCGTTAGAATTGTTTTAATTTTACAAAGTAAAGCCCCTAATGTAATGTTAAGGGCTTTGTTATTTTATTAGCGATGAGAAATATCAATCATATAAAACTGCTCTTCACCGCCTTGACGGTCTGCTATACCTACAATCTCTACTGTATAGGTTTCATCATATCGAGCATACCCATCAAACTCTTCACCTTTAACGACGAACGTTTCGATTCGTTCGGGGGTGTCTAATGCTCTTAACTCTAACCACTCATCACGGTCTTCTATTGATTCATTGTACAGCTGTTCTGCTTCTTCGATACTGTCTACATAGTTGTAATATCTGTAGTTTTCTTTTACAAACTCAACGATTGCCTCGTTACTAATTGTTTCGGTGGTGAAGTTATTGTCATTCACCCATTCTTGTAAGCCTAATGTTTTGTCTGTTGTTGTCATTTTATAAGTGTTTTTGAATTGTTATTACTTGTTTTAATTTTACGTTGCAAAGATACGGTAACTATTTTAATTACGCAAGCATTTTGCTTGTTTTTTTTATTTTATTTTGTTTTAAATGCAACAATCGTTTGTAAGTGTATTAATATCAGTAAGTTATAAGAATATTTTTTGCGATAAAAAAGGCAAAAGGTAGTGTTATACCCTTTGCCTTGGTGAGTTATTCACTTTCATTTATAGGCTGCTCTATCTCATACGTTATAGGTATTCCTATTTGGGTAGCGATATAATGCTCGATACACGCGCCCTTGCTTTCTTGCCATCCCTGTAGCATATAGATAGCCTTGCATTGTAGTAGGTCGGCAATATCTTTAAGCATATGGGCTTCCCAACTGTCGTGCTCTGATAGTCCGTTTTCTAAGGGGGTTACGGGCTCATAGCCTAATCTTTTCGTTGCTTTGGCTACAGCGGCAAAGCGTGCACGGGTTTCGGTGAGGTCAGTACCGCTGATTTTTCCTGATATGTAGATTTTTATTTTGTTCACTCTTATAGATTTCAATTAGTTTGTACACAAGTGCTTCTTGGGCTTGTTCGTAGGTTTTATAATATTCTTCAGGGGCTGCAACATATTCCTGATAGCTATTAATTTCGTAGTAGAATCGAAATTCTTCTACATTATTCATCATTACAGAATAAGTGTGTAATGTGCTGTGATAACCTTTGCTTCTGAACCAAGCAAAGACTTGTTCCCAAGTGGGTATAATTGCAATCTTGTCAAGTAAATTCTTGTCAAGTGTTTTGTATGTTAAATTTTTCATTTCACCGCAAAACACTACGTTATAACCTTTATTGCAGTCCTGAACAAGGAAGGGCTCAATTAATTGTGTGTAATCAATAGCAAACGTACAAGACTCATCAAAACCTATTGCTTTGAGTTCTTGGGCTATATCCAATGGGACAAGCCAAGTGGGGTAATTCAATTTATTATTCATATCTCTATCCTTTAAATAAATACATTGACCAACTTATGGCAACCTCTTCATTGCGATTGTCCAATTCTTTGAGTAAATTACCTATTTCTTTATCCTCACTAAGTTTAGGAGGAATTTGTAAATAGAGTTTTTTCATTATTTCATTATGAAAACCAGTGTGTTTCTCAATCTTTGAGAGGTGTGTTTGCGCCTCTTTCAGATAACTTAATAATTCTTGTTTATTCATCTTGTTTGTCTTTGATAAATTTTCGGTTAATAATTCTTCCTTTTCTGTTTTTGATTTCGTTGTAGGCGATGTTTAGGCACTCCTCAAGGGTGGTATCTTCTAATAAGGCTATGCTATTGAGGGGTCTCAGTATGTAACAAGCAGTAAATGAAATGTACTCAAGGGTGTCAAAAACATTGCTTCTTGCTTCATCGAAAATTAGACTGTTAAGCGACCTATTAACTTGTAAAGCTATAAACCATAGTGATACACGTGTGGTGTTGGGGCGTTCTAATGATTTTCTGATGATAGGTATAAAATCAACCTCTTTGAAATAGCAGTAGTTAATGAGCGTTACCATTACATCGCCAATAGCATCCTGAATAGCGGTTTTGTCATTGTCATAACACGCTTTGATAAGTTCGCCTACTTCCTCGTGTGTTTTGATGAGTTCATCAAATGGTGTTAGTCGCTCATAAATGCCTCTTTCTTTTGCCCATTCTTGGATAAGGGGCACAAGTTCTTGGATTGT